AAAAAAAGGGCCAGCCCAGAAGGGCCAGCCCAGTATTGATTAGTTATTAAAAGTTGAACGAAATGCCATTGCGATTAATTGCGTACCGATAATAAGTATTGCAACATCAATCCAAGCGACATAACCGTCCAATTCATAGAGGCCAAATAAAATAGCCGTAGTTCCTAGTATTGCGGCAAAAATTGGTAATAGTTTCTCAGGCATTATATTTTCCTTAAAGATGTTAGTCGAAGGACTAACAATTATAAACGGGAAGGGCTAGCCCCGAAGGACTAGCCCAGAGATGTTAGATTTTAGTATTAAGGATTGTGATGTATACACCAAGCGCCTCGACTGCTTTGATAACATCGCATGGCATATCTTCGGATTTCTCTAGACGTTTAAGTGAAGTAACAGCCGATTCAAGTAACTTGGTGAGATCATCTGTTTTCTTTTGATCTGCACCCTTGGATTTATCAATCCCTAAGTACTTTTCATAAGACACACAAAGTTGGTTTCTCTTAGTGCCTAGTTGTTGCACCTGATAACGCTTTGTCCCTTTGGCAGGTTTCTTTGAGTCACCCTTTTGGCCGGGTTTGTTACCATCTTCTAGATCTTTAGTATTGGTATTAATTAGTTTTCTAATATTGGCAGGAAACGCCATGCTTACAGCCTGTGTAGTTTTAGGATAGAAAACCTTGTGTTCGTCCGAGGCGTCCTTGTTTGGGGACTTAAACCATTCGGGCTTAACGCCGTCAGCCTTTAGTTTATCGTTAAGAACAAGGCGCGACCTGTCAGTGTTTAGTTCACCTTTAACGATAGAGGTCATAGTCTTGAAGGTATCAATTAGGGTTTCAGTTTTATTTGACATAATATTTAGTTTCCTAAAAGTGTTAGTCCGTGGACTAACAGGTTAAGAAGGGTTGTTGTCCCTTCGATAAGTATATAAGAACATCTTAACACGTGATTAGCAATAGATGTTTAAGCACCGTATCAAATAAAAAGGCATTATTTGGTAGGGATTGGTGGGCGCGGGCTTTTTTTAGAGGCCGATTTTTTTGACCCTACCCTACCCCCATGACCCCGATATATTATTTTGCTGGGGCAATGCTATATAAATACTATTCCACGCAAATGTTTTGGTATTTTTTGAGTTTTAAGGCACAACTTCAGACACAGCTTACGCCCCCCTAGTTGTATATATCTCGGTGTAAAAAATTTTTTACTACGCAATTTTGCAAATCAAACCTCGGATCTGCTAAATGCGTATATATGGAAACACCCCCCTTTGGAGTCCCAAACTACTTGTATACTTTATATTTTATTGGTATATGAGACATAACGGTTAACACCTGCGAGTAATATGTATGAGTTTAGTTGTAGAACCAGAGCTTGGGGTTCCTCTTGTTTCTGATACTCCTTTTTTAGATTTAAAGGCGAGGGCAGAGTACGCCTGTAACACTGCTGCAAAATTGCAGGAGCATGGTTTAAAGTTAGACCCATCTAAAGAAGATAAAGACGTAGCCGCTAAATTATCTTTAGCGTATGCCAAAGACCCAGAAAAAATTTCTAAGAAGGTTACAGCTAAGAAAGCAGCAACGCTTACCCCTGCGTCTTTGCTTATGACAAACAGTATTCTACAAGAGTTCGGACAGTCTGTTGCCGACAGCGCTATACAGATACGGCATATGGTTACAAACAAGTTAGTGTTAGAGACAGATAACCCTGACCCCCGAGTACGTATTCGTGCGCTTGAACTATTAGGTAAGATTTCTGATGTAGGTCTTTTTGCAGAGAAGTCTGAAGTAACTATAACGCATCAGTCTACAAAAGACCTGAAGGACAAATTGCGATCTAAGCTAGCTAAACTTGTAAACCCCGAAGAGGAAGACGCTATTATAATAGACGGGGAAGTTATGGACGTTGACTCGGAACTGGGTATAGACGATGCCGAATAGTCTACAGAACTTAACTAATGACTTTGATGATTTAGATGTTGAAGCTCTGTTGAATAATCTTGATGACTATAGTTCGGATGAGTTAGCTGAGATAAACGTCCTTGTCGATGAACTGTCAACAAGGGACTATAACAAGAAAGCGTATGATGACCTTATAGAGTTCTGTAAGCGTATGCAGCCTGATTATATAGTTGGCAAGCACCATCAGATCCTTGCAGATATGCTTATGGACATTGCGGCGGGTAAGAAAGACCGTATATGTGTAAACATCCCACCACGACACGGTAAGTCCCAGTTAGTATCTATATTCTTTCCAGCGTGGTTCTTAGGGCGTAATCCCAATAAAAAGGTGATGATGGTGTCCCACACCACTGATTTGGCGGTGGATTTTGGCCGTAAAGTACGTAACCTTATCTCTACAGATGACTATAAAGCTATATTTCCTACGGTAGCCCTAGCTATAGACTCCAAGTCTGCTGGTAGATGGAACACTAATACGGGTGGTGAATACTACGCGTGTGGTATTGGATCATCTATCGCAGGTCGTGGCGCTGACTTACTTCTTATTGATGACCCTCATTCAGAACAAGACGTTATCAACGGTAACTTTGAGGTGTTTGATAAGGCTTATGAGTGGTTCACATACGGCGCTCGTACTCGTCTGATGCCGGGTGGACGTGTGGCAATCATACAAACCCGTTGGCATATGGACGACCTAACCGGACGTGTTGTTAATGATATGGCGCAGAATGATCTTGCTGACCAATACGACATAGTTGAGTTTCCCGCTATACTCGAAGTAGCTAACAAGAAAGGCTCTGGATATACCGAGAAGCCGTTATGGCCTGAGTTCTTTGACCTTGATGCACTTATGCGAACTAAAGCATCTATGCCTTCGTTTCAGTGGAACGCACAGTATCAGCAGGAACCTACAGCAGAAGAAGCATCCATTGTAAAGCGGGAGTGGTGGCAGAAGTGGGGCGATAAAGATGCCCCTACGTGTGAATACATTATCATGTCTTTAGACGCCGCAGCAGAGTCTCACAACCGTGCTGACTACACAGCATTGACTACATGGGGTATTTTCTTAAATGAAGAGACTGGCGTTCACAATATAATACTGTTAAATAGTATCAAGAAACGTATGGAGTTTCCTGAATTAAAAGCTATGGCCCTTGAAGAATACGGATCATGGGAGCCAGATTCTTTTATTGTTGAGAAAAAAAGTTCTGGTACAGCTCTATATCAAGAAATGCGTAGGATGGGTCTTCCAGTACAGGAATACACTCCGCATAGAGGATCAGGGGATAAACTTGCACGTTTGAACTCTGTTGCTGATATTGTAGCCTCTGAGTTGGTGTGGATACCCTCTACTCGTTGGGCAGAAGAAGTTGTAGAAGAGATTGCCGGGTTCCCTTTTATGAGCCATGATGACTTGGTTGACTCCACGGTTATGGCACTTATGAGGTTCAGACAAGGTGGGTTTATACGACTACCTTCAGATGAACCAGAAGAGATGCAATATTTTAAACATCGGCAGGGCGGCTATTATTAGGATGAATCATGGCTATTGAAAAAGCATTAACACCTCTACCCGAAGAGAATAAAGACTCTATTGGAGAAGGTTTGGAAATTGAAATCGTGAATCCAGATATGGTTACTCTGGATGATGGTAGTGTTGAAATTACACTAATACCCGAAAAGGCAGGGAGCGATGACGATGCTTTCGACGCCAATCTAGCAGAGTCGCTGGACGAAGGAATACTGGATGAACTCTCTGATGATTTAGTAGGAATGGTAGATGCTGACATTGATTCTCGCAAGGACTGGGCAGATACGTTCGTTAAAGGACTGGATGTCCTTGGTTTCAAATATGAGGAGCGCAGTGAGCCGTGGGAAGGCGCGTGTGGTGTATATTCTACAGTGCTTGCGGAAGCGGCTATCCGGTTTCAAGCGGAGACTATGAGTGAGACTTTCCCAGCATCAGGTCCAGTAAATACCAAAGTTATTGGGGAAGAGACGAAAGAAAAAGAAGAAGCTTCTGCTCGTGTTAAAGCAGATATGAATTATGAACTAACAGAACGCATGGTTGAGTATCGTCCTGAACATGAACGCTTGCTGTACAGTCTGGGGCTTGCAGGATCTGCATTTAAGAAGGTGTATTTTGATCCTAACATAGATCGTCAGGTAGCAATCTATATTCCGGCTGAAGATGTTATCGTCCCTTACGGTGCTTCTCATATCGAAAGTGCCGAGCGTGTTACACACATAATGCGTAAAACTAAGAATGAATTAAAGAAACTTCAGGTAAGTGGGTTCTATAGAGATATGGAGCTTAATGACCCACAACCGTACCATACGGATATAGAGCAACGTAAAGCAGAAGAAGGTGGGTATTCTGTAACCGATGATGACCGTTATGCGTTGTACGAGGTACACGCTGATCTTGTTATTGAAGGTATAGATGATTCTGACGATGAGATTGCAAAACCATACGTAGTTACTATTGAGCGTGGCACTAATAACGTCCTTGCAATTCGTAGGAACTGGAACCCTGATGATGCGCTTATGCAGAAGCGCCAGCACTTCGTACACTATGTATATGTACCCGGTTTTGGATTTTATGGTTTAGGTTTAATACATATTATTGGTGGTTACGCCCGCGCGGGTACATCTATTATTCGTCAACTTGTAGACGCAGGTACTTTATCTAACCTTCCCGGCGGTATTAAGTCTCGAGGCTTACGTATTAAAGGAGATGATACACCGATTGAGCCGGGAGAGTGGCGTGACGTAGATGTGCCGTCAGGTAGTATCCGCGATAATATTATGCCACTTCCGTATAAAGAACCGTCTCAGACACTCTTGGCGCTTCTTAACCAGATTACAACTGAAGGCCGTAGGCTTGGGGCTATCAGTGATATGAATATCTCTGACATGTCGGCTAATGCCCCCGTTGGTACGACATTGGCGCTACTTGAGCGAACCCTCAAGCCTATGGCCGCAGTCCAAGCTCGTGTGCATTATGCTATGAAGCAGGAGTTTAAGCTGCTCAAAACTATCATGGCTGAGTATGCACCTGAACAGTACGCCTATCAGCCTTACAGGGGCGAGATGAACGCACGTAGGGCAGACTACGATTCTGTAACTGTAATACCTGTCAGTGATCCTAATAGCTCTACTATGGCACAACGTGTCGTACAATATCAGGCTGTCTTGCAAATGTCGCAGTCTGCACCGCAGATATATGACCTACCTCAGTTACACAGGCAGATGATAGAAGTGCTTGGGGTAAAGAACGCAGATAAACTTGTTCCTACAGACGGCGATGCACTACCAGTCGATCCAGTAAGCGAAAACATGGCTGCACTTGTAGGCAAGCCCATGAAAGCGTTTTTGTATCAGGAACACGATGCTCATATCGCTACACATACGGCGTTTATGCAAGATCCTATGGTTGCTCAGTCAATTGGTCAGAACCCTCAAGCACAACAGATTATGGCGTCTTTACAGGCTCACATAGCAGAACATCTAGGGTTTAGTTACCGTAACCAGATTGAAGAACGCTTGGGTGTGCCGCTTCCACCTCCTGACCAGCCACTGTCTGAAGAAGTTGAAGTTGAACTTGCCAGACTTGTTGCAGACGCAGGTAAACAACTTACAGCAGCACATCAACAACAGGCCGCACAGCAGCAAGCTCAAGAACAAGCTCAAGATCCAGTTCTTCAGTTACGCCGCCAAGAAGTCGCTGTTAAAGAAGCAGAAGTACAACGCAAAGCTCAGAAAGACCAAGCCGATGTTGGTCTACAACAAGCTGATCTACAACGTAAGGCTCAAAAAGATTTAGCAGATGCAGCTATAAATGCCCAGCGAGTAGAGAACGAACAAACAAATATAGTTGTAGGCGCACAAAAAACTAAAGCGGGTATAGATGCTGACGTTAAACGCGAAGCTGATAAATTAGATCTTGATATATTTAAAGCTGTAACTGAATCTAATAAGAATCAACCCTCTTAAAAAGGAGCAACATAACCTATGGCAAAAACCGTCTTTGACGTGCTTAAAGAACGTATCGAGGAACAACGTTCCTCTGCAATAGCTTTCCTAGCAAACGGCAGTCCAAAAGACTTCTCTGAGTATA